TCCATCTTTACCAACACCCAATTCTTTTTCAATTTTAGGTGCTTTGACGTAACCTTGACCTCTTAAATAATCTTTAGTCATTTTTGTCTCCTTATTTTTTTAATTATAACTATTTTTTACCGAAGTTTCTACCAAAATCATGAATTTTACTAGCATCAGACATTTGTTGCTTCGCTAATGAAACTCCAGCCCTTAAACCTGCTAGTTGTTCGTTCTGTTCTAGCTTATCTTCCTGTATTTCCTTGTTCATCATGGCTTTCATTTTATCTAAATCCAATTTTTCTTGACCTTCATCTTTTTTTCTTTGATTTTCTTGTGCTCGAAGGTCTAATTCTCTACCTTTTAGTCTTAATAATGGATCTCCTCCATATTCACCCATGATTTTTTCTTCTTCTTTTGCGTAATCTTCTGTCATTTCTGCAATAAGTTTAGCTTTTCTTGCTTCAATGTCGCTTGTAATCTTTTGAATACGTTGTTGTGACTGCATCATCATAGGATTTTGCATCATCGCTTGTGGATTTTGCATCATTGGACCTAACTGTTGAGTTAATTGTTGTAGTTCTTGTATCTCTTGTACAAATTCTAACTGAACTTGCTCTTGTGCCATTAATGAAATGTGTTCTAAAATATTTTTTTGTAATCCATTCATCGCGATTGGATTATTTTGCACCATATTTAATCTCATAAAGTTTAAATGCGCATCAATGTGAGCTTTGTGATCTTGTCCTGGAAACGCTTGAAAAGGTTTTCCACTCATTGCAAGAATATGTTCTAAACTTGGATCTAATGGTTGTGGTGTTTGAGGTGGTGGTAAAATTGCATTTACATTTTTTACACCTAATGCATCATACATAGATCTATAAGCTTGATACAAATTATGTATTTGTGGATTAGATTGAGCTAATTGTAATTGTGTTTGCGCCATAGATATTCTTTGTGTTTGAGAAAATATATTTGGATCAGCAACTGGAAGTATATCTATTCTATCATCAAAGTCTTGAACTTTAATTTCTCTTGAAGCACCTGGTACATCATAAGGATAAACGGGTGGTAAGTAAGTTTTAAAAACTTCTGATAATAATTTAAATTCTTGTTTTAGACCTACATATAATCTTTTGTGTATCGCTGACATTACCCGCGATCCACGCTCTAATAATGCTACTGTTGTACCCACAGCCGCGTTTTGATTCATGTCGCCCACTTGTGCATCTGCGATGGACGCGAAGCGTTGACCTGCATTAACTACAACTCCCATTAATTGTAATAAAGTTGCATCAGGTCCTTTGAAAGGTAAAGGCATAAACTGATCTCTAATATTTCCACCAGGTGCATCTACATCTCTAAACTCACCAGGTTGTAAGGGTTGTGCATCATCTCTAACTCTTATACCTCTTGATTTAAATCCAGCAGGTAAGTTAGCTAAAGTTCCTGCATCTAATAATTGTCTTAATGCAGCTGTTGCTGTTCTTGTTAAACCACCAATCATGTGAATTAAACCAAAGCCATAAAAACCAGTTCCTGGTAAAAATTTAAATTGTACAAAGTATTGAATTTTTTTCTTTAATGGATCAGTAGGTTGATAGTTTCTTCTGATTGATAAAATTTTATTATTAGATTGTGCAATAGTTACAATATAAGGTAATTTAATTCCAGTTGGTTCTCCGTCTTCACCTTCATCTTCATAACCTTCTAAATCTAAATCTGTGTGAATTTCTAAAAGTGTGTATTGATCTTCTTGACCATCTCTTGAAATACCTTCTAATTCTAATTTTTTATCTTCTAATTGATTTTCAGTTACAGGTGGTTTTCCTAAATCTATATCTCTATAAAATCCTGCAACCTGTTGTTTTCTTAAATCGTTTTCAGAAATTTTTACAACGTGAATAATAGCATCTGTGTCATCTAAAGATGTAGCCGAGTATGGGACAATTAAATCATCCGCCGGTACAAATTTGGATACGGCTCTACCCAAGAGATCGTCATAATAAACTTTCTTGAAAGTAGAGCCGGACAGGGGAAGATAGAAAAGCATTTGATCAAACTCTGGTTCATATTCTTTCATCTGATCCATGATTTGATAATTCATAAAATCTTTAACTCGATTAGCTTGGTCTTGTTTTTGTGGATTCACATCTCCTAAAATTTGTGCTCTCACTGGACCATTTGCTGGTAATAATTCTTTATAAGCTTGTGCTTGAAATTGTGTGACTGCTTCTGCAAGAACAGGGTGATTAACACCAGACGCACCTCTAAAAGGTTCTGTTCGTCTTTCGTATTTGAAACCTAATAATTCTAAACCTTCTCTGTAAGACTGTTCCCAGTCTCCTCTTGATTCTTTGTATTCTGTGTATTGATCGTAAAGCTTTGAACCTAATTCATCTAAAGTATTATCACCTATAAATTCTGCTAGGTTTTCAAAATGATCTTGACCACCTTCAACAGATGCAACAGCTGGATCAAAAGAAACTTCTGCTCCACCTTCTTCTGTCATTTCTATTTCAACAGGTCCGCCTTCGGTTTGTACTTCTTCAACTTTTTCTTTTACTGCCTCTTCGATCTCCGCTTCTCCTGGAAGCTCTACAGTCGTTTTTTGATTGGGCAAAGATTTATCTATTGTAGCCATGAGATATTTTATCCTTTATCTGTAATTGTTTCAACACCTACTTCAGTAGTATCAGGTGTTTCTTTAACTGTCAAACTTTCAATAACTTCGTTCATTAAAGCTGGGTTTGACTTTTTAGGTTCATCAATGGGTAATGGGTTTTCTGCAGCCCATGCCAATAATTCTGCTTGCGTTACAGGTTCATCATTTGCTGTATTAACAAAAGCTCCAATAACGTCGTTGTATTTAATATTCATTATCTTTTCTCCACGAACATTGTAGCGAGACCACCTTTAGCAAATCCATAATCAGATGCATATCCACCACCAACTCCCATACCTGCACCCCCTGCAGTTGGTCCTGTTGCGCCTCTACTATCATCACTGCCACCATAACCAGCTGTGATAGATCTAGCTCTAGCTGCATCTCTTGCTGCAGCATCTGCTGCATCTCTAATTTGTTTTTCATAAGCTCTTTTCGCTCTTTGCTCTCTAGCCACAGTTTCTTTCATAGCAGTGTCCAATCCAGGAATATTTAAAGATCTGTAATATTCTCCTCTTTTACCAGGAGCAAATATACCTTTGTCTCTTACATACTGTGCATAATTTCCCAAAGCACTTCTTCTATTAATTCCATAACGATCTTTGCTAGGACGATTGCCTCCTGCTTGATTTAAAATAAATGATTGGTCTTCTGGTGATAAAGTATCAAATCTATCTAGATTAGAAAGTAAACCCATAATACCAAAGTTAGGTATATTATCTTTTATAGAACTAAAAACGTTCCCAGCACGTTGAAATATATTTTGTTGTGGTTGTATATCAGGATTTATTCTAGCACCTGGATCCATTTCTAAATCCATACCTTGAACGTTAGTTCTTGGAGCTGTTCTAAAGCCTTCGTTTGCATCAACCATAACACCTGGTGTTTGAAGCATTTCACCACCTTGAAAATCTGCAGCACCTGCAGGTGCAAAAAAGAAATCTGATATTTTATTTAAAACATTTGAAGATTGTTCAGCTAAAGGAGCCGCTGCTCCAATTGCTCGTTGATAAGCAGCAGAGAAAGGAGCCTCATCCATAAATGCCTTTGCAAGTCCCTTTATTCCAGAACCTGGTTCCATTCTAGATTGTGCTTGAGAAAAATCATAACCTAAACTTGCGGGGATTGATAAAGCAGGTGCAGCAATATTATAAGCTGTTTGTGCAATATTACCATAATTTTCTCCTATTTTATTTGATAGTCTGTTTGATAAATCTGCGTTAGCTGCAATATGATAATCTCTAATACTATTTGATGTATTTGCTATACCTTGTGGAGTATACATTGCTTTACCGTGTGCTGTTGCTATATCAGCAGGAATTAGATCTATAATTCTATCTTCTACAACTTGTTGATAAAAAGGTCTTTCATCTTTTAAATCTGCACCAATTATATTTTCTCCACCGTTAGCGAATCCTATTCTTCCACCATCTTTCTTTTCTTCAAATAAAACTTCAATGCCTATCGCACCGCCGTCCGCTTTTCTATTTCTAAAAAATTTTGTAAAATCAAACTTTGGTTTTGGTGCGTCTTCCAAGCTACCATCATATCTTTTTTCTCCCTCTAATAAATCTTCTATATCTTTAACTGGTTTAATAACTTCTTCATATGCTTTTTTACCAATCTCTCTTTTGTCTCCTTTGCCCTCTTTAAATCTTTTTTTAATTTCTTTAGCTCGTTCTTCTTTAGTCCTATCTTCAGGTGCAACTTCTACACTTTCATCATCACTATCTTCTTTTGCTTTCTTTTTAAATAAAGTTTCTAATCCTTTGCTACCAGGCACAATCATATTTAATATTTCCATACTTGCTTCTGGATTAGCAGAAATAAAATCACTAACTTTTTGAGATGCTGCAGCCATACCTAAACCGGCAATAGTGATACCAGCTAATTCTGCAAAGGGTAATATAAGGGGTGCTGCTAATGGCATAGATTAATAATACTCTGGATTCTGTTTTCTAAAATTGTTTTCATTTTTTTCATCTTCTGGATGCGTGATAAAACCTCCCTGTCTAAACCGCATCACAGCTTGAGTCATACTGTCAACTAAATCGTCATTGTCTCCATACGGAAACGCTGCACATTCTTCAATCACCTCTTCTGCAAACTTATGATCAGGCGCCCAAATTTGCCCTGACTCAAATAGTGGGGCAACGGCGTTTACCCTAGCATGTTTATCGTTACCTTTGCTAGGAGTGAAATTTATAACAGGTATCCCCATCTTTCGCAACTCATATGTTAACGGCATTCCGGAGGCTTTACCCTCAATGATGACCGTATCAGGATTCCAATACTTATATTGCTCGAAAGCAACTTTACGTAGTTCGGGAAACTCTAATCGTTCCTTATGTGAATCTAACAGAATAAGAGCCGGTCCGCTGTCCTCGTTCGGATAAAAAACGCCCCACGTTGTAATGGCCGAGTAGTCGGCAGATTCTTTTTTAAGAAAAGCTGTATCATAACTTTGAATGATATGTTCTAATTTTGGAATATAACCTTTCTCCCAAATGTTCCACCACTCACGTTTAATGATAGATCCTTCTTCTGCCGTTGGATCTTGCATCCATTGTGCATTCCATTTAGCCACGGACAGTGAAGCTTTAACAGATTCTAACTCGTCAAGTTTCCAATATTGTGGCCAGACAGGATCACCTGATGGCATGATCGCTGGGAACTCTACAACTTCCCACTGATCTGATTTTAATTCTTTTTGAGATTTAATTAACATACCGGTTAGATCTTTTGTATTCCATCTGGTCATAACCACAACAATTGATCCACCGGGTTGTAAACGTTGACGTGGTCCTGATGTATACCATTCGTAAGCACGTTCTAGTGCTTGTGTATTTAACGCGTCTTGTTCAGAGTGTGGATCATCGATAATCAGTAAGTCCGCACCACGGCCCGTTATGGCTGAACCAACACCGGCTGCATAATATTCACCGCCTTGTTCTGTTTCCCATTTACCCGCGGCTTGTGAATCTTCTCGTAGTCTTGTTTTGAAAACGGATTGGTATTCGGGGCTGTCAATTAAATTTTTAGCTTTACGTCCAAAGCGGATCGCGAGTTCAGTGGTGTGGGTCGTTTGAATTATTTTTAAATCAGGTTTACGTCCTACCATCCAAGAGGGTAAGAGATAAGACGCAAACTCTGACTTCGTATGCCTAGGGGGCATATTGATAATTAATCGTTTGCACTCACCACTTGCTAAACGATTAAATTTTGCTGCTATCTCTGTATGATGTTTACCTTCAATAAATTCAGGCCATACATGTTTTACAAAGGCTAGAAAATCATTTTTAACTTTGCTTTGAGTTTTCTTCTCGGAGAGCTTGATAGCATACTTCATGAACTCTTTCTTAACGTCAGGAGGTAGCTTATCAATTAATTCTTGTTTCATAAAAATTTTTGCAGAATTTTTTTAGGCTTCTGTTTTGTACCAAAATTTCAATTTTTAGGGGTACCCCCATAGCTTAATACCATTTTCTATTTTTAGCAAGTAAATGTCTAAAAGTTGGGTATAGGGTGGGCCCGC